TGTTTTACAAAAAGCTATTAGAAAAATAATCAACTCTAAAAAATGAGACCAATCTGGACGGACTATTTCTTGGGATTAGCGAAAGTTATTTCTCAAAGAAGCCATGATGTACATACTCAACATGGATGTGTAATCACGGACCAAAACAATAGAATCTTAGGCGTCGGATATAATGGATATCCACGAGGATTAGATGATTCTAAGCTTCCAAAAAATCGTCCAGATAAATATCCATGGATGGTTCATAGTGAACGAAATGCTTTATCTAATTGTGTTGTTAGACCAGATAATGGCATAGCTTACGTTACAGGTCAATGCTGCAATGATTGCATAATGGCATTGTGGCAAGAAGGAGTGCAGACAGTTTATATGACCGATGATCATGGCACTCATTTATTTGATGACAATGCAAAAAAAATATTTGATACATTTGTTGAAATGAGCAACATTAAAATTTTTAAGGTAACACCAGATCTATCTTGGCTCAAGAGCCTGTGTGGTGTAATATGAATATATCAATATCAAGTATTTGCTTTTATGTTTCAGTATTTTATTTATCATATCTAGACTATATCGGTGATACTAGTGCCACTAAACAATTTCATATCACCGTCATTTTCGGACTAATCGCACTATTAAATAGGAGATAATATGTCGGCCCTTCAAGAGTTACAGAATTATACATTCGTTAGTAAATATGCTCGTTGGTTAGAGGATAAAAATCGTAGAGAAACCTGGAAAGAGGCCGTTGATAGAGTAAGAAGCATGATGCATACCAAGTATGATGAGTTTGGTATAGCAGAAGATATTGATTGGGCTTATGATATGATGTACAAGAAGAAGGTTCTTGGTAGTCAACGAGCTTTGCAATTCGGCGGAGACCCCATTCTAAAGCGCCATGCTAAAATTTACAACTGCACAGCAAGTTATTGTGATCGCTTAAGATTCTTCCAAGAGTGTTTCTGGCTATTACTATGTGGTAGTGGTACTGGATTTAGTGTTCAGAAGCATCACGTTTCTAAACTACCAACATTAGAACATGAGGTCGAGGAAGGCCAAGCAGTAAAATATGTTATTGAAGATAGTATAGAAGGTTGGGCTAATGCATTGGGTGTTCTAATAAGCTCTTATTTCAGTAAGCCCGTAGAAGAATTTAAGCAATACAAAAATGCTCACGTTGTATTTGACTATTCAAATATCAGACCAAAGGGTTCAGCACTAGCATCTGGTGTTGGAAAAGCTCCAGGATATGAGCCATTAGCAAATGGTCTAGAAAAAATTCGCGCTCTATTAGATAGATGTTTAAAGAATGGACAGAAAAAACTAAGACCCATTGATGCTTATGATATTGTAATGCATAGTAGTGATGCTGTTTTGTCTGGTGGTGTTCGACGAAGCGCATCATTAGCACTATTTAGTCATGATGATGAAGAAATGGCTAAAGCAAAAACCGGTAACTGGTATATGGACAACCCTCAAAGAGCAAGAAGTAATAACTCCGCTCTTTTACTAAAAAGCGAAACAACCTTTGAAGAATTTACTGGACTAATGCAGTCTGTAAAAGAGTTTGGTGAGCCAGGATTTATTTGGAGTGAATCAACAGAAATGATTTTTAATCCTTGTGTTGAAATTGGTATGTGGCCAATCGAAGAAGCATCTGGAAAGTCTGGATGGCAGGGATGTAATCTTTCTACCATTAATTGCTCTAGCGTTGATGATGAGGAAGATTTTTATGAGAGATGCAAAGCTGCTGCTATTATAGGAACTTTACAAGCTGGATTTACTAAATTAGAGTATCTAGGTAACACCAGTGAAAAAATCTTTGAGAGAGAAGCTCTTCTTGGCGTTTCACTAACTGGAACAATGGAAAAGCATGATCTTGTACTTACAGAAAAGACTCTAACTAAGGGAGCTAAGATTGCTGTTGATACAAATAAGCAGGTTGCCAAGAAAATTAACATCAACCAAGCTGCTAGAGTTACATGCTTAAAGCCAGAAGGAACATCTTCAAGTATGCTTGGGACTAGCTCTGGTATCCATCCACATCACGCCAAACGCTACATACGCCATGTACAAGCCAATATTTTAGAAGCACCATACCAACACTTCAAAAAAGTAAACCCGCAAGCCTGCGAGAAATCCTCATGGTCTGCAAACAATACTGATGAAGTGGTTAAATTCCCAATAGAAGTACCAGACGGTGCTAAGTTAAGAAATCAATTACCAGCAGTAGAAATGCTCTCTGTTGTAAAAGAGACACAAAAGAACTGGGTTCACTCTGGTAAGAACAGATCATTATGCACACAAGAATATTTGAGTCATAATGTGAGTAATACTGTCACAGTTAAACCAGACGAGTGGGATGATGTAACAAAGTATATTTACGATAATAGAAAGTATTTTGCTGGCATATCTTTAATTCCTCAAAGTGGAGATAAGGATTATCCACAAGCCCCATTCACTACTGTCTATACCAGTAGAGAGATTGTTAAAGAATATGGTGATGCTGCCTTATGGTGCTCTGGTTTAATTGAACTTGGTTTAAATGCTTTTAATAATAATCTATGGGCAGCTTGTGACTATGTTAGTTTAAATCAGGCAAAGGATGGAGATGATGAAAATAAAGTTAAGTTTATTACAAAAATGAAAACTTTTGCAAGTAAATATTTTGCTGATGATATTAGAAGACTAACCTATTGTATGAAAGATGTTTATAACTGGAAAATCTACTGCGATCTGTACAATGGTTTTGAGAAGGTTGATTATACTCAGCTATTAGAAACAGAAGATAATACCGCAGGTATTGAAGAAATAAGTTGTGCTGGAGGAGCTTGCTTACTATAATGCCAGTATTTTTTAAAAAACTAGATCCCAATGCTAGTCTACCATCTAGAAATAATGTATCAGATGCTGGGGCTGATTTGAGATCAATAGAAAACATTACTATACCTCCACTGTCTCGTGCTCTTATTAATACCGGATTGTCTTTAGAGATTCCTTATGGATTTTATGGAAGAATAGCTCCCAGATCAGGACTTGCTGTTAAGCATGGTATTGATGTATTAGCTGGAGTTATAGATAGTTCTTATCGCGGTCCTCTCGGTGTGGTTTTATACAATACAGACAAAGATAAAGATTTTGTTGTCAATATTGGAGATAGGATTGCACAGATTATATTTGAACAACATTGGAACTTTAAAATGGAAGAAGCATCAGAACTTTCAGATACTAGTAGGTCAAATAGTGGGTTTGGTTCTAGTGGTATAAAATAACATAACTATAGACAGCGGTGTATATTAATAGTAAATTGGTACGCATTTCTCCTCTATAGTAAAAGGGTATAAATTGAGAAATAGAAAAAACGCCAAGAAGAAGACCAGAGTTATAGATGGCACAAAAGACATTACCCCAGCAATAGGAAGCGTTTACAGAAATCGATTAAAACCCAGAACAGAAAATCAAAAAGAATACATAAGAACAGCTGCTGAAAATGTTATTACTTTTTGTCAGGGTGTTGCCGGAAGTGGCAAGACGCATATTGCAATAGGCATGGCGTTAGAATATCTATTAGATGAAAAAATTAAAAAGATAATTATTACTAGACCAGTAGTAGAATCTGGAGAAAAAATAGGATATTTACCAGGAACAGCAGAAGAAAAAATTCATCCATATCTATTACCATTATTAGATGAAGTAAACCACTTTATCCCAACTGCTCACTATGTTACTCTAAAAACAAACAATAAGATTGAAATAGTTCCACTAGGACTAATGAGAGGTCGTAGTTTTCATAATGCTTTTATTGTAGCAGATGAGTGTCAGAATGCTTCATACGATCAATTAAAAATGTTGCTAACAAGAATTGGAAATAATAGCAAAATGATACTAACTGGAGACGTTAGTCAATCAGACTTAAATAGACACATGCAAGGTGGCTTTCATAACATGATTAAAACTTTAACCGACATAGAGGGAATAGGAATATCTAGACTTGATAATTCAGATATTGTAAGAAATCCAATTATAGGAAAAATTATAGGACGTTTGGATAGTTACGAAAATGAAAGTTCAAAATAGTAGATGCTTAGTACTAAATGCTGACTACTCACCGCTTGGCATAATTGGATGGCAAAGGGCACTCGTTTGGTCTGTTAAATATGAACAGAACTCTCGAATGTCTATTGATATTATTGATTTCTATAAAGATGATCATATCATAGGAGCCAATAACAAAAAACATCCTATTCCAGCAGTGGTAAAAACAAACAGATATTTTAAATTAAATAATCAGTCTGTTAATTTTTCTAGAAAGAATCTATTTATTCGTGATGCATATACTTGCCAATACTGTCAACAACCAAAAGATATCAGTAAATTAACATATGATCATGTTATACCAAAATCAAAATGGCAGAGCAATAATGGTAGTCCAACATGCTGGACTAATATAGTAACAGCTTGTGTAGAATGCAATAGAAAAAAAGGAAATAAGACACCAGCACAAGCAAATATGCCACTGAAAAATCTCCCATACCAACCATCAAAAAGTTTCAAATACTTGCCTGTGGTCGGCCTTTTGATTAATATAAGATCAGACATACCCTCAGAGTGGAAACCATACTTGCCGGAATCATATTTCTAGCCAGGATTTATAAATGAAAATAGATGGAATTTTTAATATCAAGTCTAACTCTGAAGAGAAGACTGAAGATAGTACATATTATGGATTAATTGGAGAAGAAGATTTCTTAGATGATAAGGGAAATCCTAGGATATCATCTGAAGATAATCCAAAAGTTATGGCAAAAGCAATTCCAAATAAGCCATCTAAACATATGACATCAAAAGCAAGAATGGAATTAAGATTTTACATTAAGACAAAACAGAATGATGTAATCTTTAATCCAGTACAACTCGCATCAAATGTAAAAGACAGAGAGACATTTGGGTTTATTAATAATACCTGTAAGGGAGGAGTACAGTTTAGAGAAGTTCCTCAGTCTGTATTCGATAAATATGTTACCTTTTTAAAAACCAAAAACATCAGATGGCTTAATGCTGCACAGAGGGAACTCAAATAGTCATGCCAACGTACTCTTACGCCTGTTCAAGTTGTGAAGAAAAATTTGAATTATTCTTATATATTAAGGATTATCTTGAACATCCAAAATGTCCAGCATGTAAATCACAAAAAACCTCCAGACGCTATATGGATGATGTTTCAACACTAAATGCTTCGGTAAAGAAGTCCGATAGTGAATTAAAAAGTCTTGGAGATTTAGCAAATAGAAACAGAGACAGAATGAGTGATGATCAGAAACAGTCGTTACATGACAAGCATAATTCATACAGAGAAACAGGAACTCCTCAAGATCTTCCTGCTGGTATGTCAAGAATGAAAAAACCAACTAAAAAAATTAAATGGACATAATAAAATGACAGAAGATATTCAAAATCAAGAAGACATATATGCTAATCTAGAAAAAATTCTTAGTAAAGAAGAAGTTGATGAAATTAAAAATAGGTTTGAGAATCAATTAAACTTTTTTCCAGAAGAGACAAAATTAATCTCTTGCCCACACGAAATAGTTTTTTCGATTACTGCTAATGTTTTAGAAGAAAACGAGGATGGACATACGGTAGGATCTAAAGAGCTAACCACAAGAACTTACCACATGCCCGTACCGTCCGACAAAGACTATCATGAGTTTATAGATGTGTTCATGGAATTCTTTGAAAAAACAATGATAGAATCACACACTCACGCTAAACAAAACACTGAAACTAAAGAAAAAGAACCGGAGAAAGAGGAAGTATCAAATGGATGAATTTATTTTTACAGCTAAACCCAGTGTTCCAGAAGACCAATTAAAATCTAATGAATTTTATACGGTAACTGGTTCACACGATTCTTTAGATGTTAGTGGAAATCCAAGACTTTCATCAGAGACAAAAGACCTTTGTGCTAAAAAGCTCTATAGAGATGATGGATCAGCTAGATTTTATGTTAGACTAGCAAATAATGGATCAATATACAATCCGGTATCTGTCTATGGAGAAGAAAAAGTTAATAAGTTTTTAGATAGAGTGGTGAGGGATGGATTTAAGTTTAAGGAAGTTAATGGTAAGGTATTTGGTATGTATTTAAATTTTCTGAAGACAAAAAATATTGCATGGTTACACAACGTAGAAAGAGAGATGATATAATGGCTAGAATGAGTAAATTGCATCAGTATGCTATATATTGGTTAAATAGCCAAGGCAGCACAACCGAGACTATCGCCAATGAACTTGGTCTTGAAAATAAACAGGTATTAAAAGCACTAGAAAAGGCTAATGAAACGAATAGCAACAATAATATTCAAACCAAAAGCGGTCCAGTGGTTGAGCCAGCACCAACAAGAATAAACTCAAAGGATTTAATGATCAGACACACCGCTGCTAAAAAGAACAATAGCGTAGCTATTATGACAAAAGAGGCATCAGAAATGAATGACCACTCTAAGAAGACAAATACTACACACCCTAATATACAAAAAAATATCTTTAGACCCAATGGATGAACATGAGCAAAAAATACCCTTCGAAATATTCGAACGGTAAGCTCGTATCTGCAGCTCAATATATTACAGAGATAATATGTGAGAATAAAGCTAGGCTTACCGGCCAAGATTTACATTATAGGTTTTGGGCTAATAAGAAATGGTCGTCATATTATAGAAATCAGATAGGTACTGCTAATAAGCTTTTAGAAAAGTATTCTGAAACAGCTATTGTTAAAGCATTAGACACCAAGGAAGCATCAAAAATTTATTCCTTACGTGCTCCTCACCTGATTCCTATTATAGAACAACAAGAACTAATATTAGAGACTCAAAACGAATCGTTGACTCTTGAGTTTGATAGGAAAGAAGACAAAACCTATAAAACTAATGAAAATAGTAAAAAAGGAATACTCTCAAAATTAAAGGACCTAGATGATGGCACTTAAAGAAGACGTTAAGAAGAATTTTGGTGACAACATCATGTTAACAGCAAATGCTGTCATTGATAAGTCATTGGTTACAATCCCAGTTAGTCCAGCATTAGACGTTGTATTAAATGGTGGTATCCCAGAGGGATCATTCGTTATTTTTACTGGACAACCCAAATGTGGAAAAACAACAACCTCACTGGACTTCTGCGCGTCTGCTCAAAAACCAGAATATGCACACGGATCATTTAAAGATGGTCGAGAAGTATACTATCTTAATATAGAAGGAAGATTAAAGAAAAGAGACCTAGAAGGTATTCCGGGATTAAATCTAGATAAGTTTAATATCATAGGATCTCAAGAAGGTAAGATTTTACATGCAGAAGAATATCTACAAATTGGTGAAAGAATCATTAATGAGATTCCGGGATCCGTAGTTATTATAGACTCTTATTCTGCTCTTTGTACAGAAGCCGAAATCACTAGCGATATGAATAAAATGCAAAGAGCCGACGGAGCTAAACTATTGGCAAAGTTTTGCAGAAAAGTAGCCAATGTTATTCCTGTCAATAGGAATATTGTGATAGGTATTACTCATCAAATGGGTAATCCAGGCATGGGTCATAGTGAGTGGAAAGAAAAAAGTGGTCAGGCTATTGCTTATCAAACAGATATTAAAATCAAGGCTAACTATTTTAGTCCTTGGAATTTAAGTACAGATAGTCCTCAGATTGGTCAAGAAGTACATTGGCAAGTCCTATGCTCTGCTCTAGGTGCTCCAGGAGGTAAGATTACAAGCTATATTAGATACGGACAAGGTATTGATAAGCAAATGGAATTATTGACGCTGGCTGTAGATCTGGGACTTGTATCAAAGGGTGGTGCATGGTATACTATGTCATCTGTTGAGGATAAGCCTAAATTTCAAGGTCTTGAGAAAACAAGACAATATTTAGTGGATCATCCTGAAGTTTATGACGATTTATGGACAAAGGTCAAGGAGACTATGGGAATCACATGCAAGTAAAAGACTTAGATGGGAATTCTTATAATTGGCAATTAATTGGTAATATCGCACACGGATCTATTCAAAAGAAATCTAGCCTACACTTACAGGCCAGAGATTTAATCCATGTGTGTTTTCCTACCTTGCAGGTGTTGGAAGAAGTACCAGTTAATACCAGAAGAACAGAAACTCTATATCTAGATTTTTATTTGCCCCTTATTAAGAAGTGTGTAGAAGTTCATGGAGAACAGCACTATAAATTTAGTAGATTTTTTCATAATAGTCCACTAGGTTTTATAAGGCATAAGAAAAGAGATCAGGAGAAGAAAGACTGGTGTGAATTAAATGGAATTGAATATATAGAATTACCATTTGACCAAACAGAGCAATGGGAAACAAGGATTAAAAATGAACACTAAAGAACAAGTAAGCGAATGGGATAAGATCCTTGACGAGTATGAAAAAGGTATTGGACTAGGAACCTATAGGGCTGATTCTTTTCCAGAAGAAGAACTTAATGCTTATTTTCAAATGAGCAGAGATGAACTTGAAAAGACAACGCCAGAAGTTTGTGGTGAAATAGCATACAGACTAGGGCAATTCGCATTTCATGTTCAAAGATCTATTAATAGAGAGCTATCAAGACTTAATTGGGCCGATGAGACTATCAAAGAAACAATAGCAGAAGAAATCAATAATTATAAAGGATATGGCTATATTGAGAAGTCTTTTCAGGCAATTAAAAATAATGAGAAAGCTTCATCCCTAAATAAAATTAAAAAATACGCTAAACAAAGAAGCGATAGACTTCAATATTTAGCAAATAGTATTAAGCATCTGTCAGATATTATGTTGTCTATTCAAAGAGCAAAGGTGAAAAATAATGGATCTTAATGAATTAATGAAAAATCCTGAGCAACTAAAAAATTTGATTCAAGCACTGCAAGCCATGTTGCCTGCTGACGGTTCTGAGACTACTACAGATACAGAGGACGGGGATGAGTTCACCGCCCCTCTTAGAACTAAAGGATCTAGACGCAAGCCAAACAAGAATAAGAATAAATTCTTAGATATGCCTGAAAAGGACATGCATAAGGATGATATTGAAGTTGATAAAAAACTTGCTAAGTTTGCTCCTGTTAGTAGAAGCAGATCTTTTGATATGATAGATGTTGTATGTCGGGTTTGTGGCAAAAAAGAGACCATAAGTCCTTCATTGTTGTTTGAGGCTCCAAGTAGATATAAGTGTAATAATTGTTCAACCCAGTCGGGCTAATTGAGGAAAAATAAATGATTTTGTGTGACCCATCAGCAGAAAGAGCTGTTCTTGCTGGTATTTGTAAATTTGGCGAAGATGCTTATCTCGATATTGCAGACATTGTTCAATCTTCAACATTTACTATCGATAGTAATAGCATCATATATACTTGCTTAAAAACTCTTTGTGAAAGAGATCATAAGCCAAGTATTGATATTCCTTCTATCTTTTCTATAGCCCAAGAACTTAATTTTGGTCACATTCTTTCAAAGAAAGAAGAAGCTCAACATCTTAAGGCTATTCTAGATTTTCCAGTTAATCTGGAGAATGTAAGGAAGTTTGCTGCTAAGATTAGGAAACTAGAGATTGCTAGGCTTTTAAGAAAGCAGCTAGAAGAAGCACAAGATAAGATATTAGACGTTACTGGAAGCGAGCCAATAGCATCAATTCTTGGCATAGCAGAAGATGCTGTTCTAAACTTTTCTTCACTATTAAGCGACACAGATAATCATCCCGTCTGTTTTGGAAAAGATCTAGATGATTATATTGCATCTCTTGAAACAAATAAAGTTGATCAGGTTGGTATTTCAACAGGCTTTCCTATTTATGATCAAGCTATTGGTGGGGGTCTTAGAAAAGGAACAGTTAATATTATAGCAGCACGACCTAAAACAGGTAAAACCCTTTTATCTGATAATATGGGACAATACATAGCTAATAAGGTTGGTATTCCAGTTCTTAATATGGATACTGAAATGAATAAAGAAGATCATATTAATAGAATCTTAGCTATGATGACTGAAACTGAAATCAATGCAATTGAAACTGGTAAGTTTGCAGAATCACCAGATAAAAAATCTAAGATACTACAAGCAGCAAATACCCTCAAACAAAGTAAGTGGTTTCATAAGTCTATTGCTGGTAAGCCGTTTGAAGAACAGTTAGCTGTTATGAGAAGGTGGCTACTCAAGGAAGTAGGCTTGAATGATGATGGAACAGCAAAAGAATGTGTTATATTTTATGACTATCTAAAACTTATGGATAGTGCTGGCATGAGCCAAGACTTGAAAGAGTATCAAGTATTAGGATTCATGATGACATCTTTGCATAACTTTGCTGTTAGATATAAGGTTCCTATTGTCGCTTTTATTCAGTTAAATAGAGATGGTATTTCAAAAGAAAGCACAGACACAGCAAGCGGTTCAGACCGTATTATTTGGTTGTGTAGTAATTTCTCAATTTTCAAACGTAAGTCTGACGAAGAAATGGCTGAGGATGGTCCAACAAACGGGAATAGAAAATTAGTGCCATTGATTAGTAGACACGGAGGAGGCTTGGACGATAACGATTATATCAATTGCCATATGAAGGGCTGGTGTGCTAAGATCACAGAGGGTGAAACTAGACTAGAGTTAATGAGCAATAACAAAAACAACAAAGACGGATTTATAGTAAATGAATCAAACGATAATGAAGAAACAGAAATCCAATTTAAATGATCAGGCCAAGCTCAAGATTGTTTGCGACGATCTGTGCGACAATATTGAAAGCCTACTAGAACACTTCGGAATAGAGTATATTTATAGTGGTAAGCTTATCACTATGAGTTGTCCTATTCATGGTGGAGACAACAAGTCCGCATTAAACCTATATCCTCAAGGAGACGTTTATAGAGGAAATTGGAAATGTAGAACTCATGGTTGTGAAAAACACTTTAAGTCTTCTATTATAGGATTTATTAGAGGTATTATTTCTAGTCAAAAATATCATTGGTCTAAAGACGGAGATAAGACTTGCACTTTTCAAGAAGCTTTAGGCTTTTGTTTAGCTTTTGTAAATAAAGACTTGTCCAATATTAAAGTATCTAGTTCAGACAGAGATAAAAAATCTTTTGTTGGAGCTATTAGATATATTAGTCCAGAAAAAACAGTACAAATACAAGGCATTACCAGATCACAAATACGAAATAATTTAGAAATTCCAGCACAATACTATGTTGATAGGGGCTATTCTAAATCAGTCTTAGATAAGTACGATATTGGCTTATGTAGTAAGCCAGGAAAAGAGATGTCAAATAGGATTGTTGTACCAATATACGACCATAAGTATAAGCATATGGTTGGATGTAGTGGTAGAAGTATTTTTGAAAAATGTGATAAGTGCAACTCCTATCACAATAAAACAGACAATTGTCCTAGTGATGAGCAATATCGCTTCTTTTCAAAGTGGAAGCATAGCAATAATTTTCAATCACAAAACCACCTATACAAT